GCTGGGTCACCCGTGCGCGGATCTGCACGATCGCCCGTGTGGGGTCTGCCAGCGGGCCGGTGATCTCTGCCCGATCGCGTGCCACTACGGGGCCCCCAGCACAGTCGGGGTCCACTCGATCTGACACGTGACCTCGAGCCGCCAGAGCTGATCCTCCTGCAGCACCGCGATCGTCGACGTCGTGACCGGGATCGCGTAGTACAGGGCCAGCAGGATCAGCTCGGCGCGGTCCAGGCACTCGTCGTAGCTGTGCGCCAGACCGTCGCCGCTGACGCGCGTCCGGTCTGTCGGCTGTCGCCGCACGTACCCGCGGGCTGTGAGGGTGACGGTCGAGAGGACCATCTCGGCCGGGGTATCGGCTCGTCCCGACTGTCGCGCCGTCAGCGCCGACACGCCGACGAAAACGCGCCCGGCGACGAGAGGATCGGGTGCGAGCCCGCCAGTATCGGGCGGGTCCTGGTCGACGGCGCCGACCAGCGCCGACCGCGCCGCCAGCGCCGAGATCGCGGTCTGCCGCAGGCTCGAGAGCGTGCCCTCCCACCGACTCACAGGACACCTCCGCGGCGACCCTGACCAGGCTCGCCCCAGTACCTGCCCGCGGCGTAGTCCTGCCACGCGCCGCCCAGGAGCACAGCACGACCGCCAGCCTGCGCCGCCCCGCCGTCCCTCTGGTCGGGTGGGGCCTGCCGCAGAGACAGACGCGCCCACTGCTGCTGGTACTCAGTGTCGGCGTCGCGCGCGTGCTCCAAGTATGTAGAATCATTGAGGCTGGTCGCGACACTGCGCCAGCACAGCGCCATCGTCCGCGCCAGGTGCACGCCCCGCAGATCCTCCGGCTGGGTGATCAGCCGCGGCCGCACGCCCCGCGCGCGCAGCTCCTGCAGCACGTCGCGCCAGGCCTCGGCCGCCAGCGTGAGGATCGACTGACCAGCGCCCCAGATCCTGAGCGCGCCGGTCGCCGCCGGATTGAGCGCCGGGGCCCGCGCGTAGATCTCCGCAGCGGTCAGCGTCGGGTACAGACCAGAGAGGCAGACCGTCGCCGCCTGCCTGACCTCGAGCCGGCCCGCCGCGTGCACGATCGACCACCTGACCTCGTAGTCGTCTGACAGCGCGTAGGTCGCCGGGATCGCCAGGGCGAGCGCCACAGCGCCCGATCCAGTGCCGGTCAGCAGCTGCGCCTGATCGTACCAGAGCGACCCGGTCCAGCTCGTCGGGGTGACCTCGACCGCCGCCTCGCTGAACAGCTTAGGGGTCAGTGTCGTGGTCTGCCCGCGGACGAGCTCGAGGGGGCCCCGCAGGTCGAGGGTGTACTGCGCAGCGGGCACGGGGACCTCCTGAGTCTGTCAGCCCCGACGACGGCGCGGGGCTGGGGTGTCGTCGCCGTCGTCGAGAGCGGCGTCGCCCGGCGGGGTGGAGCCGACCAGGGCCCCCACCGGAGACGCCGCAGATCGGCGCGCGACGAGCTCGGCGAGATCGTCGCTGGTCAGACCCAGCGCCGCCAGGGCGGCTGCCAGATCGACAGTCGGGGCTGCCGCGGCGGGCGGGGTCACTGCCCGACCCAGCGGCCGGCGCTCGCGCGGGGCAGGCAGATCGATACCGTCCGCCCAGCCGAGCGACACCAGCTGCGCTGCCAGGTGCTCGAGACGCCGCGCCGACGAGGGGCGCGTCTGCGCCTCGACGCCCAGACGCAGCGCCGAGTCGCGCATTTTGAGGCGGTGCGCGTCGGCCAGATCGTCGGGGCACTCAGGCAGCCCCAGCAGATCGGACCCGACCCAGCGCCTAAAAGCGACCTCGGCGTCGCGGTCGACCTGTACCACAGATCGACCATGGGCGACCTGGGGGGACTCCCACGCCCACCGATACGCGACACCTGTCACGACGCGGTGACCCAGACAGTAGTGTCCCCACGTCTGCCCGTGTGCGTAGACGTCGACCTCAGGCACGAGGACCCAGCCCTGCGCCTGTCGATCGCGGATCGCCTCGCTGGGGTCTGCCACAGGGCGGCCATCCTCGCCCCGACTAACCCGCACCCCATTCACCCCGACCATATGCACGATCTGCACGAGCCGGGGCAGGAGATACCAGACGCCGCCGTTATCCCTGACGAGCGACCAGCTCGACGGGTGCGCCATTGCGGTAAAAGCGGGCGAGGCTGGGAGACGGAGACCGAGCTGCGCCGCCTGGGGGGCAGCTGGTCGGCGGGGGAGTAGTACAGACACGGTCGGCTCCGGGGGCTATCAGGCCCGACGAGAGAGAGGGGGCCCCGGTGCTATCAGGCACGGGGGATCAGTGATCACGCGCCGGTCGAGACGACGCCGCGGATCAGCTCTTGCCGCAAAATGCTGACGCCAACAGTCATCTGCCCGTTGAGCTGGATCGACTTGTCCGCGGCGTTACGCACTTCTTCGACCGCGCAGACGGGGCTGAGATCGAGCACGCGGATCTCGCTGGTCGCCGCGGCGGCCGGGGGCACCAGCAGACGGCCGATAGCACCGGCCGCAAACACCATACCGGTATAGTCGCCAGAGCTCAGCGCCACGCGGTCGCAGGTGTAGACGTCGATCCCGTCATAGCTGCCCTGATAGCCGACGGGCATCGACATCTGCGCAATATCGAGCTCGCGGCGCTCAGCGCGGGCACCGGTAGCAGCGGCCAGGTCCTGCCGCACGAGCGCCCACTGCGCCGGGTGCAGGATCGCAACAAACGGGCCGGTCGCCGCCGACAGACCGGCGGCGACGATATCGTCCCGACCCTCGAGCACGATATCCCAGGTCAGGGGGCTGCCAGACGTGCCGACCGAGCTCGAGGCCGAGCCAGCCAGGGCGACGATGAGGTTGGTCACGGTCAACTGCGCAGACTGCGCGATTTTGCCGGCGATCCGCACGACTTGGTAGCCGTTGACCGCGTCGCGACGGCGGAGCTCGTCACTCACGCCAAAAGCGATATCATACGCGCCAGTGCTGATAGTCGCGGTCGAGTAGTCGATCGTGGTCGGGCCGACCACGTCAGTCGTCTCGGTGGTCGACGTCATCAGCGGGGTGGCCATATCGACCGGAATCCGGAACGTGGCGTTGGTCGGCGCTCCGACGAAAAAGTCGGGGGGCATCAGACCAGCGACGTCGACGATCGCGGGGTGAGCCAGGAGGCTCAGCTCGTCCTGGATCGCCTGCAGAAACCCGCTGGTCGCCAGAACGGTCGAATAAGGGAGGAGATTGTCAGTGACTGCCTGAGAAGTGTAGGTCGTCGCCATAATGGCACTCCGGGGGAGAGACGGCGCGATCGCGCCTGGGTGAGATCTCGTCCGCCCCTACACCCGATACCGGTGGTGAGCCGTGGGGGGTCTGCCTACGTAGGCAGTCCCTCGCACAGTAGCCGCGGCGCAGGGGCGCTGCAAGTCATCGCGCCAGACGGCGCCACAGCTGCGCGGTCTGCTCAGCAGTCAGCGCCGCGCCAGGATCGACGCGCGACCCGCCCGGTGCTGGGGCAGTGCCCCGACTGGTCGACGGCGTCGGCTGGGTCTGCGCAGCAGAGGCACCAGCCACAGGCCGCGACGCGGGGACGGTCGCCTGCACCCCGGCGCTCTGCCACGCAGACCCATACGCCGTGCGGATCGACCGGGGCAGGCTGTCGAGCACGCCCTCGCTCGTGATCCAGTCGCGCACGCGCGGACGTTCAGCCGGTGCACGATCGGCTGTCGCGCGCTCCCAGGCGGTCAGCACCCGATCGGCGTCATCGTCATCGTCGATCCCGAGATCGGCGCGGACCTCGAGGCGAGACCGGGACCGCCGCTCAGTCTGCAGGTCGGCCTCGAGCGCAGCCGCCCGACGGTCGAGCTCGGCCGCGCGTGCCTCTGCCGCGGCCAGAGCTGCCCGCGTCTCGTTTCGCTGCCCGATGACCTGCCGGAAACGGTCGGCCGGAATCGACCGCGCCGATAGCAGCGCTTCCTCGTCGGGGTCGATCTGGGGTGCAGGGACTGCCGGTGACGGCGGTGCCTGGGTCTGTGTATCGTCGGTCATCGGTCGGCTCCTTTGTGTATCTTATCGCGCGATTTTGTCGCCCAGGCTCTGCCAGCGTCGCCGCCCCAGAGTAGCCAGGCCTGCCAGCCGGGTGAGTCTACGCCCCAGCCCTCGCCCTCTCGATCGATCTCGTGCCGCGCAAAATACGCGATCATCCTCTCGATCGTCGAGGCCGAGACGGGCTGCCGATTAGCCAGCTGCACCGCGCGCCTGACGCCGATCTCAGTCCCGCCGCGGCGAGACGGAGGCAGCGACGCGCGCAGCTCCAGCCCTCGCCGGGCTGCCCGTGCGACGTCCTCTGGGGGCCGGATCGTGCGCGGCATCAGACGTCGTCCTCGATCACGTCGTCACTCTGATCGTCGAGCACCGCAGCGAGTAGGGCCCGCACAGTCAGTCCGTCCTCCCCGTCTGCCAGCGCGTCGACCGCGTCCTGCGCCGCCTCTCTGACCAGGTCACGAGCTGGGGCTGCCGCGGCGGTGCGCTCGTCGCGGACGGCGGCAAGCGCCGCCTGCGCCTGCGCCGGGGTCTCGCCCAGGATCTGCGCGCGCAGCTCTGCCAGCGTGATCGCCCCGAGCTGATACAGCGCCTGCGCCTCGGCCTGCCGCTGCGACCGCTCCTGGGGCGACAGCGGGCTCAGCGCGTACGCCACCTGCCAGCCCGACTCCGGTCGCGTCGAAATACCGCCGACTGCCGCCCGATTCAGCAGCGCCGACATTTTGCCGATCAGTCGCTCGTCGTGCGGGCGATAGACAGGGGCTCGCGCGGCCTGCATCCGGCGCCGTCCCTCAGACGAGACCGCCAGCGCGATACCACTGCGCGCGTCGGCGCTAGTCCGCTGGACGTCACTCGGCCCGAGACCCCACGCCGTCGCGCAGCGTGCGACGATCCTCTCGGACACGTCCATCAGCACGAGCGGGTCGGTCTCATTCCGGATCACGTCGATCCGGGGCTGCACTCCAGCCTCACCCGTCGCCTCGAGCTCGTGGATCGCCGCGGGGTCGAGCACGGGTGCACGTGCCACGACACGACCGTCGCTCAGCGTGATCTGCTCAGCCGCCAGCCGGCAGCCCACCGCGTAGGTCGTGGGGAATGACGCCTGCGAGCACACGTGGCTGATCATCGTGTCGATCGCGCCAGCCTCGAGGGTGGCGTCGACCGTCTCGACCCGGCCCCATGCCGAAAACAGGCGGCGCGGTGCGAGATCGGCGTGCCGCAGAGAGTAGGGGACGAAGGGTCTGCCCAGCGGATACCGCGGGGTCGGGCTGTAGCGCCAGGGGTACGCGTCGCCGGTGTAGTCACCGCCGATCGTGAGCGCGGTCACGTCGGCGCCGTCCGCGTCGACAATCCGGAACAGGGGCCGATCGACGTCCCGCACGTCGTACTCGTCGGCGCACCACTGCAGGACACCGGCGACAGTGCGGGGCCGCCACTCACGCAGCAGACCGGGCTCGCCGGGTCGGCCGGGCAGCGACACGCCCTCGAGCAGATCAGGTGTCACGACGCGCCAGACGACGGCGCCGTCCTCGACGTCGACGTGGACGGCCGACTCGTTTAGCGCCTCGGTCAGTCGCTGCGCCTCTGCCAGCACCTGCCAGCACCCCGACAGCCGCAGCCGCTCGACCACGTCCGCCACGACGAGCCGGCCGCCCGGTCCCTCGACGGCCGCCGGGTGCGAGACAGTCGGGTCCTGGGTGTAGAGCACCGACACCGCCGCCGCCAGATCGGCGAGGGGACAGGTCGCGCGCTGGGGCTGCCCCCAGGCACGGGCCCGCACCTCGCCGACTCGGCGGCGCACGTACAGACGCTGATCCTCGACGGCTTGCCCATCCAGGAGGCGCAGCCGAAGCTGCGTATGCTCGACGTCGGCAGGCGGTCGAGCGTAGGGCGACGAGGATGGGGGGCGCGGCGAGAGCATCTGTCCACCTACCACAGACGGGCGGCCGGCGCCGCGACACCGCCACGGCGCCGCGCCATCGCCCAGTGAGTCACGAGACTATACCGCAGACCGTCGAGCGCGTCCTTTGACCTGTGCCGCTCGGTCCCGTCCCAGGTCTCGACCGCGCGCTGCACGTGCTCGCAGGCCGAGTCGATCAGGAGCTGCCCGCGCATCATCAATCCATTGATCCAGTGCACAGACGGCCAGAGCGCGCCCTCCTTGCCGAGTCGCCCGACGCCAGGCTGCCGCTTTGCCGACAGCACCAGCGGCCGCAGCATCGACGATCCGACGCCCAGTCTCTGCGCGATCTGGTAGGCCAGCATGCCGTTGCTTTTGCGCGTCTCGCGTCCGCTCGCGTCCGTCAACTTCTTGTCCCCATATACGCCTGACAGATCGGTCCACCGCAAGCCACGCGCGCCGAGCATCGCCAGGATCGCGTCGGCGTCCATCTCGACCGTAGTCGGCCCGCTGGGGACGTACTCGGCCACGACCCAGACCCGCGTCTCGCGTGTGTCTCTGGGGTCTGCCAGCGGGTCGTGGGCCACCGCGCAGAGCACCGCAGACGTCCGGAGGCTATCGGTCCCGTAGTCGACGCCGAGAAGGTATTCAAACCCAAGCGACCGCCGCGGGGGCTGCCCGACAGGCTGGGGCAGTGACTGCGCCTCCTGCCAGGCAGTCGGGCCGACGTCCGCGTCGAGCAGACCGGGGACCAGCATCCTTGCCGCGTCCCATCCGCTGAAAATGGCGCCCTGCGCTCGAAACTCCCACTCGCCGTCGATTCTGACCGGCTCCTCGACCGGGTTCACTTTTGCACGCTCGGCCGCCAGCCAGGCCGCGTCCATCGGCGTATACCCGCCGGTGTCGGGATCGGGCACGGTCAGGACCGTGCCGTCCTCGAGGGTGCAATTTTCGGGCGTCGCTCGATAGTGCAGATCGATCAGCGATCCCGACTGCGCCATATCTCTGATCCAGTCGATCCGCGCGTTTACCGGGGTCATCGTCAGCAGGATCGGTCCGCCCGTACGGGTGAGTCGGCGCTCGAGCTCGCTGTAGAGCTGCCGCGTTTTTGGGGGCTCGTCATAGATGACCAAGTGCAAGGTAGATCCTGCCATCCCCTTAGCGCCTTGTTCTTCCGTCCGAATATAGATCACAGACCCGTCGACAAACCGTAGCGCCGGATTGTTGGCGTTTAGGCCGTTTGTTGGGTGAAACGCCTGACCCGGCGCAAGCGATGCCTTGGGGGCCAGCTCCCACATTTTGCGCTGAATCGCCAGCGATTGGCTGCGATTCACACAGATAAACGCGATCAGACACGGGCCCGCGGGTACGCGTCTGTACGGGTGCGTCTTGGTGGCGTACCAGAGCGCAACTACGCAGCCCGCCGTCGTTTTGCCGCCGATTTGATTCCCTGTGCGAAACAGGACCCGGCGTGCCCGACATTGGAAAAACGCGCGTTGTGGCGCGGTCGGGTGAAAACACGACAGCGGATCGCGCGCGGCCGCGGCGTCATACCGATCCAGGGCGAGGCAGGCCTGCCAGATCGGATCGTCCGGCTGCAGCCGCTCGACCTCTGCCGGGCCGTCGATCGTGTCCGTCACTGGTCACCGCCCGGCGCCCCGACCACGCGGCGGGGCGGACGCGGCGCGGGGCGTGGGGCGGGCCCTGCCGCAGCCGGCGCCGCCAGGACCGCGCCCGGCGACTGCGCCAGCACTGCAGGTGCCCCGACTACCTGTCGCGCTCCTGGCGCCTCCTGCGCGGTCTGGTCGGGCGCGTACTCCGGCCGCAGTGCAGGCGCCGCCGCAGCGACCCCAGCCGGCGCCTCGACCACGGCCTCGCCCGTGGGTCTGCCGCAGCACGGGCAGGGCACGCCCGGCGCCAGGTGCAGGGCAGACCCGATCCCGTCGACCACGCGCCGCAGCTGCCCCGCCGGCAGTGCCCGCAGGCGATCGACCAGCTGCGCCAGCGCCGAGGCCGGCGTCTCACGAGCGAGCGCCTGGTCACGCGCCGCGCGCTCGCGGTCCTCGCGTGCGATCCGCTCCTGCTCAGCCTGTCGCGCGTGACCCAGCGCCGCGACGTGCGAGCCCGCCGACAGAGCCAGGGCCGACCGCTCGCGCGCGGCGCGCTCGACGTCCAGCGCTTTGATGCGCTGCGCCGCGTCGTGTGCGTGGAGCTCGGCCCGCTTTGCCTGCAGCCCCTTCAAAATGTCGAGCCGTTCCTTCGGCCTGCCATCGGTGCAGTCAGCCGCCAGCTGCTCCCACTCGCGGACCTCGTCGACGAGCTGATCACGACGCGTCCGAGGGGCTGCCCCAGAGGCCGACGAGCGTGCGGGATCGGCGGTCGACGTAGTCACCTGCACTCCGTAGCGGCCGGATCGAGGGCGGCTATCGTGCGGTAGATCCTGGATTTTTGCACCGTGCGTGCGCAAAACCGGACATTTGCGGGG